GGGGAAGAGCGCACCTGAGTAGGGTGCGTCCATACTGGCTCCGGTACGTCGGCGTTAGCGGACGTCGGCATAAAAAGGTGAGGGGTTGATTATAAATATGGTCGATTCCTCCGAAAGGAGGTCTAATGACCTATATTTATGAGAAGCACCTCAAGAAACGCTCGGGCGTTTCCGACAACAGCTCAGAAGTTAATTCTGAAGCTTGGGGTCGGATTAACGACGGAGCACCCTATAAAATTGCTGATAAGACATGGCAAGAAACTGTGTCTTACAGCTCTTTTCAGGGTTTCTCTATTCCCGGGTTCCACAAACGCCTTCGTAGAGGGGAATTACTTCCCCATACTCCCTGGAAGCAGATCTTCATTGAAGGATCTGCAACTGGAGAGGTGGATCATATCCTCACGACCGGCGACGGAGGTGAAAACACCTTCTGTTGGTGGTCGGAGGGTAATTATCCTTCTACGATTGATTGGGTCATAACCGAAGAACAAATTGCAGCGCATACTCCTTCTACATACGATATGTATGTTCAAGAAGCTGCAGCTAAAATTTATTCATCAGGTCATGATACCCTAACATTCATCGCGGAACTCGCAGATGTCCGCCACCTTTTCTTGAGTACTGGGCGTAAGTTACTTAAGCTCAAATTCCCAAGAAATTGGAGGCAGATGTCGAACGATTGGCTCTCTACCCGTTATGGCTGGAGGACGCTTGTGTATGATATAAAAGATCTACACAAAGCGCTCTCAAAGCTTGAACGGAAGAAAGAGCGTACCGCGGAACGCATAAGACAAAAATCGTCTTATGAGGTGAATGATTACACCGTTACTCCAGCCGATTATTATTATCTTGGTACTCATATCCAAGATAAGATCGAGCTAAGTATCGGTGGGTCTGTGGTGGCTGACGTTGATATACCTCAGTTTCAATTCAATCCGTTACAGACTGGATGGGAGATAATCCCGTTCAGTTTTGTAGTAGACTGGTTTGTTTCTGTTGGTAAATCAATTGCAGCCTTATCGTTTCTGTGTAATACGTACTCGTACGCTGCAAGTTGTGGCTACAAAATTACCATGGAACGTACTCTCTATCAAGAGATAGATTCGTACAAAACCGGGTTCTTAAGTGGCTCACGATTTGTTGCAGGGAACTGTACTTACACGATTGAGGAGCGTACTCCTTGTCACGTACCATTAACACCGCATTACAAGCTGCGTCTCAATAACTTTAAGATCATAGATCTTTTAGCATTGATCACGCAACGCATAAGGAGGTAGTTATTATGGCAGCTATGACAACTGCTCTCACCGAATTCTCCAATATGGGGAATTCACGCACGTCTACGTACACTGGGCATACGGCTTTAGAGCCGCGCCTTGTGATCGAGAAACGGCGAGTCCCGGAAGGTAATCAAACCATGGTAGAATATTCATTCAAGGTTGTTTCCTCGACTGAAGATTCTGATGGTGAGATCCTTCAAAATAAGGTCTCTTTCGAAGCGGTCGTTCGGTATCCGGTACTTGGATTAAGTACGGATGTCGATGCTGCGCTTGTCATCTTTCGCGACATTGTCGCTGGAGATGAGTTTGCGAACAGCGTTGACACGCAAGAATGGCTGACTTAAGGGAGGAATCATGAATGATGAAAAACATCATCCAGATTTGGAGCAAGAAACTGACCGACTTGTCGATCAGATTGACGAAGCGATGGATACGGCTAATGAAGTCGTATCAACCGCCAGTCGACTCGCTCTTCTATGGTTATCTATTAGACGAATTCTTTCGTTCTTTAGATGATCATATCCAGCCTTAATAAGTCTAACATTCTAACGAAAGGAGGATTGCATATGCAACCTGAAGATATAGCGTATGACATATGTCGATACTATATCCATGACCTTACAGGCGTTGACTCCGCTTTATTTGCGAAGATTGACGGATTCCGTCGATCACGCAATCTTGCCGAGTTAACGTCCTGCTCCTGTCACTTTGATTGGCATAGACATACAATCAACGATTGGCGAGCACTTAGACAAGTTGAAGCATTCTTTAAAAAGAATGCAAACTTGGCCAATAAGGATGTCTGTCAGGAAGCTTCTAAAGCATCATTTTTGAATGCAGAGGAAGCTTGCCATAAAACAAACATCCGTCTCCAGCCCTACGTTGGATATCCTGGTCTGTTGGACCAGAAATATCAACGATTAGTGCAGAGAATGGCTCGTTACATAAGTAACGTGTTAGGTGACGTCAAGACGTTCATTGATGAATTACCATCATTAGTGAAGGTGACACCGGGAGCTACTGCTCACACGTCAAGAAGGAACAGTCTGCCTCAGCTAAAGCTGAAGATGAAGCTCTACGCTACGCGTAGAGTTTCTAAATACGTTAAAGATCTTTATAACCATTTTGGTTTTAATGATCCACGTATTAGACCTGTCCATTCAAATCGTGTGGAGCTCGTACCGAAGAATTGGAAAACAGACCGAACGATCGCTTGCGAACCGGAAGGTAATTTACCTTTCCAGCTTGCATTCGATACATTCGCCAAAAGACGTTTACGTCGTTTTGGAATAGATCTGTCAGACCAATCTGCAAATATTAAACGTGCTAAACATGCTTCAGTTCACAATGATTATGTCACTGTGGATTTTAGCGCGGCATCAGATACAATTGCTTATAATACCGTTGCACTGGTTTTTCCAGTGGAATGGTTTAGCTTTTTGTGTGATGTCCGTACCCCTGGTTACAGGGGTGTGTTTGGTGATGGAGTGTACTCCAAATTTTCCTCTATGGGAAATGGTAGTACATTCTGCATCGAAACGTTAATATTCGCTGCCGCCTGTTATGCTGTTGGTTCAAGTAATTTCCTTGTATATGGTGACGATGTCATCATAGAAAAGGAATTTTACGAGGACTATTTAGCTTTAACAGGATTCCTTGGATTTACCATTAATCAGGAGAAAACCTATTCACAAGGTCCCTTTAGGGAGTCTTGTGGAGGCGACTTCTTTAATGGTATCGATGTTGCTCCAATCTTTATCCGGAGCATAGATCGTCGTAAGGCGAATCTATGTCATCTGGTAAATACGATTGGTAGCATTGCTACATTGGATGGAACTTTAGAAGCGTATTTAACGAATTTAATCGTTGAATATAAGCTTCCTTTTGTTCCGTACAATGAAAGCACTATATCGGGGGTTTGGATAAACCCAGATATAGCTCGACGAAAAGGAATTCTCAGAACGTGGCTTAGAAAGCCTAATGATCAGATACATTCATTCAAATCTTATGTTGCGAAACATAAGAAAAGAGTGTTTGTGGATTCACGAGGATACTACCTTTGGTTCCTAAGGAAGAACTCTCAAGTTCTTTTCTCAGGCCCATGGTGGTTATCAGCGATGAATTCCGTATCAGATCAAAATAGCTCTGAGACGTCATCGGTAGCCGTTTACGACCACGCGTACGTGCGTAAACGAGTGCGCTGGATTTCAGCGCAGGGTATGCCTGACCGGCTATATTGCTGGCCAGAGTCCTAAAGCCC